ATTCAACCTGATGGCTCTCTTGTACGCAAGAAGGCTTGGGCAGGTAGCGATGTTGACCAGTATGGAACAGGTGTGACCTACAGCGGACCAGCTGGAAAAGGAACATTTAAACTTCACCGTGCAAAGTCAGGTGCTGAAAAAGTAAACTGGTTTACTTACCACTCAAACAGTCAAAACTCTGTAGCTTTCCATAACAAAGCTGAAATTTTACTTCCTGCTGATGCAACTTCTGGAGACATTGCCAATGCTCTTAAAGAGTTTGGAGTAGTTGACAGCGTACGCCCAGCTACAAAGGAAGACATTAAGGGTCTTGTAGAAAACAAGATGATTTGGCTTTATGGTCGAAATACTGATGGAACAAAGAATTACGCTGGAGAGCTTCGCGAAAAGATTTTGCAACAGATTAAGGACGAATGGGGCTTTACAGCTGATGATGTTGAGGTATCCGTTGACCCGCTAGCTCGTGGGCGCATTCAATATCTTGTACCAGAGTCAGTTGCTGATGCTCTTGTTTCTAAAACTGGTGCTAACTACTTTAAGCACTCATGGAAGAGTGGAAGCGTTCCTTCTTCAAGCCAAGATAAAGCTGATTTCCTATACAACATATTTATGTCAGGATCTCTATATTCAACAGTGCAGCGTTGGACAGACGGTATCAACGTATCTGGTATGTCATCTCGCTCAGATATCAAAGCAAACGGTGGTAACTATGTATTTACCAGTCCACAGTCAGCTAATAGCAACGGAACTGGCTCTAGCTTAAGCTTTACTTTTGACGGAAGAAAAGTCCTTCGTCGTCTTGATTTTTACAAAAACAATGGCGACAGCTGGGGACAACTCCAATCAGAATCTGAAGATGTAGTTGAGAAACTAAAGAATAACTATGGCGAAATTATGTTTAAGAAGAACCTTTCTTGGGCTGATCTATCAGGCTTAAGCCTTGATTCAGCTACTCGCAAGATTCTTATTAAAAGATTGACCGATGGTGGTCTCGGAGATTCCAACTTGGTTGATGTACTTAAAAAGGGAGGTAAATAATGGCTGATATTTCATCAGAAATTATTTTTGATACGCCTGGTGTTCTTGAGAAACTCTCTGGAGAGAATACTTTTAAAGCTCCTATCTACCGAGCTATTTACGAAGAGTTTGGTGGAGATGGAGACGAGAATCAGAGTGGAATAGTACCTATTGGAGCTAGCGGAATTCGTTATCCAGTCGATAAAGAGATGATTACGACTAACCCTGATAACGGTACAATTGAGTTCAGTTCCTACGACGGTACATATGTAATCAGGAAGTTTCAAGAAAGTGATTCTGAATGGTTTTTATATGGATTGCCCCTAGAACCTAAAATGATGGAGGATATAATGGCAACAGATGAGAAAGTGGAGATGGAACAGTCCGTCGAAGCTCTTACCAACCCAGATAGCGGTGATTTAGTTGCTGTTATTTTCACTGTAGATGGTTTGGGAGCATTTGCTCGTTCAGAAGGTAAGTGGCTACCACTTAACCCTGAAGAAGCAGAAAAATATGATGGCTCTAACATCACTGACATTAAAGTCGATAAGTGGAAAGAACTTGTAGACAAGTTTGATGCTGGTGACAAGATGAGCGAATCAGACCTTGAGGCTTATGCAGCCCCAGAGGAGACGGAGTAAAACCGTGGAATACGCAGGCAGAAACGGCAGTCGAGTTCTCTTTGTTAAAGATAACTTTGGCGCAATTGTTGACGAGAAAACAAACTCTGTTATTCAAGTTGGCAATAAAAAAGCACTTGTAGCTTCTCTTGACTGGAACGCCTATGGCAAAAAGCCAGAAGGAACAGTAGTAGAGCTTGCTAATGCTGCCATGACGGATTTAGACATCCGTGTTTTTGCCAATAACGACCGTATGTACACAATTCCAGATGCTGTAGTTGCTGAAGCAAAGCGTGGTCTTGAGTGGCGTAAGGAAGAGAACCGTGGTGGAACACCAGTCGGTCTTAATACTGCTCGCACACTTGCTCGTGGTGGGCAGATTGGTATCCGCAAGGTTCGTCACATTGCAAAATACTTCCCACGCCATGAAGTAGATAAAAAAGGCAAGGGATATAAGCCTGGACAAGATAATTACCCATCAAATGGACGTATTGCATGGGCTCTTTGGGGTGGAGATGCCGCAGAACGCTGGGCATCAGCAATTGTTGATAGAGAAAATAAAAAGAAGGCAAATACTTCTATCACTGCTGGTCTTGGAATGCATGACTATGCGCCAATGGACCGAATTGATTACAACTCATTTATGCCATCAGAGATGGAACCAGAATTCTTTATTCGTATCCGTCTAGATGGTTCAGGGATTGACCGTCTTTATAAAGTAGAAGATGACGGAACATGTAAGTTTTGGGATGACGGAGCTTGGGACGATTTAGGAAACGTTGAAAACGATTTTCACACATATGACAAGTCTCTTGATGACCCTTACGACAAGGTACAAAAGATTCACACACCTGTAGACCGAGAGTCTGCAATTAAAATCTCAGCAATGCTTGATAGCACTCCAATGGAGTACATCAACGTGCAAAAAATTGATTTTGACGAAACAGATTTATTTGAACAAGCAATCCCAGAGCTTGATTGGAAGTTTATTGACCAACTTAGCTCAGATGAAGTTGAAGAAACTGACGACTGGGATATGGATGGTCTTCTAGCTGCAGGAGAAGCACCTGCTGCAACAGATGGCAACTACACACCTGAAGAGCGTTCTGAAAATGCTCAGACTCAGGTTAGAGACAAGTTAGGCAAGTTTGCTAAGACTGGTTCTACCGTTGTTATTGGTGGAGACTACAAATACAAGGGTCAAATCACTGCAATGGACCCTGCAAAGCAGGAAGTAAGCGTTCTTCTTGAAGATGGAAGAACAGTAAATGTTCCTGCAAATACAACTCAGGAAATCAGCACATTTGAACCAGTATCACAGTCAAATTTTCCAGCAAATAACCTAGATTTTTCAGGCATTTTAGGAGAACCTCGCGTAGCAATTGACGAACCTCTTGCTCAACTGCCTGGTCGCCTCCCACCTCTTAGCGCTCCAGACACGAACCTACTTGTTAGCGACTGGGGAGCTTGGGTTGCTGGTCAACGTCTCTCACCAGAATACTCTGGCGACCCAATCCCTCAGGAAAACTACAAAACTCTAACTAAAGATGATTTAAATGGAGTTCTTGGTGAGTACTACAAGGGAGGGTTTAATCCAGATGGCTCTCGTAAGCCAGGTTTTAATCCTGCAACAACAGAGAATGCCTACAACGACCCACTACTTCGCGATTGGTTAGATAAGAAATATACAAATCGTGCTGGTGATGTCGGTTACCACAATCGTGGTTGGTATGTACCGCCTAAGTCTGTTACAGATAACGTAAAAACAGAAGAAAAACTTGACCGTAAAAAGGTTTACGGAAAAGAAAATAGAAACGCTTGGGATCGCAAGTTCGACATCAACAACTCAAACGAAAGAACTCTTATTGCTGCTGGAGCAGAGGCAGATTTAACACCAGAAAACTCTGATGTTCCTCCGATGTTCCTAGCTATCGTTGCACCAGATGATCCTCAGGCCGTAATGGAATTAGTTTGTGTTGTTCCTGTAAATAAGAAGAGCAGCACACCAACAACATTCAAGCGCAAGCCAGGCAAGTGGGAACGCGATGACCGAATTCTTAACGACCTAAACAGCCCAACTCCACCACCTGTTATCGTTTTAGATAACGCAAATCTTGCTGAGGTAACAAAGCAGATTGATGGCGGAGTCGTGGTTGCTTCAGTTCGATTCCCTGCTGCTGTAGCACTTTCTAACAACCCTCTACTTGCTTCACTTATTGCTGCTGGCGGTCTTGACCGTAATCGTGGCAACGCAGAGAAGCTCCGTCGTTATTGGACAGTTGGCAAGGGTGGACTCAAGATTCGTTGGAATACACCAGGTGACTGGACTCGCTGCCATAAGTACTTGGCTAAATACATGGGTCCTCGTGCAAAGGGCTACTGCGCTCTTCGTCATAAAGAGATGACTGGTATGTGGCATGGAGATAAGCGCAACCCAGGTATGAAAAAGAAGTCTCTTGTCTCATCTATTGAAGCAGTTAAAACAGAAGAGACCATTATCGGGGAATTCACCCTTCACGCTCGTGCAGAGTCAGCTCGTTCTCGCATGATTGGTAGAGACGGTGTAGTCCCAACTGAGCATGGTGCAAAGTTTGTAATTCCTCTAGTTATTCCAGAAAACATGGAATCAGGAGACGGACGTATTTTTGAGTCTGGCTCTATCAATACAAGAGATTTGCCTCTGCCACTTCTATGGCAGATTAAGACAGGTCAGGGCCACGACGGTTCTGTAGTTGTCGGTCAAATTACTCATATGGAAAGAACAGACCAAGGCATTGGAAATGCTTATGGTGTATTCGACCTTGGTGAGTATGGCAAAGAAGCTGAACGCCTAGTTCGCAACGGATTTATCCGTGGAGTATCTGCTGATATGGACAAGTTTGAGGCAGATGAAGAAGAGGCAAAAGAACCTACTGGCGATGATTCTGAGGATACAAGGAAAATCGAGTCAGGTAGAATAGTTATCAAAAGTGCTCGTGTAATGGCAGTAACCATCGTGCCGAAGCCAGCATTTCAAGAGTGTTATATCCAAATCGTTGATGATGGCAACGGAACTCAGGAGGATGAAGTGTTACCAGACGGAGTATATGTCGAAGGGATGAATCCACTAGACGCATCCGCGTTGGTCGCCTGTGGAATGGTTGCTGGAGCAATTCCAGTAGAACCACCATCATCATGGTTTGACAACCCAAAGCTAAATAAGGCAACCCCACTTACAGTTACAGATGAGGGTCGCGTATTCGGTCACATTGCTGCTTGGCATGTAGACCACATTGGAATGTCTTTTGGAACACGACCACCTCGTAGTCGTAGCAAGTACGCATATTTCCACACAGGAACACTTCGCACAGCCGAAGGTTCAGACATTCCTGTTGGACAACTAACTTTGGCTGGCGGTCACGCTGGTCTAGAAGCTTCTGCAGAGGAAGCAGTTCGTCACTATGACGACACTGCATCAGCTTTCGCAGATGTGCACGCAGGAGAGGATGCTTACGGAATTTGGGTTTCAGGCGCTTTGCGACCTGGCACAACCCCCGAGCAAATCCGCGCTGCCCGTGCCTCAGCACCATCGGGAGACTGGCGTCCAATCAAGGGTCACCTTGAACTTGTCGCAGTATGTCAGGTAAATGTTCCAGGCTTCCCGATTGCTCGTGCTCGTGTTGCATCAGGTCAGGTAATGGCTCTTGTTGCTGCTGGTGCCAATGTTTTGGCTCAGTTAAAGCACGACCCTCTAGCAGAACTTAACAAGAAGATTGATGCCCTTGAAGCTAAGCAGAATCAACCACTGGTTGCTGCTGCGGAAGAAGCAAAGGCTCGTGTAGCAAGCATTCAAATGTCAATGCTTGAAGAGAAAAAAGCAGAACTTGCCGCTCGTGTTAAGAAGGCAAAAGATGAAGACTCTGACTACATGATTCAAATGATTGACGACAACACACAAGAACTTGCTGTCGTCCCCCGTCGAGTTCGCGAGCGTCTAGCCCGTGAAAAGAAGGCTATGCCAGACGGCTCATTTCCAATCCGAAATGTAGAAGATTTAAAGAACGCAATCCATGCATATGGTCGTGCTAAGCCAGGAGCAAAAGCTGCTGTTCGTAAGCACATCATGCGTCGTGCTCGTGGGCTTGACCGTCCAGAGCTAATCCCTGATACATGGAAAGTTGCATCAGCCGAATTCGGTATTGATGATATGGCACAAGACATGCGCGAGCGCATTGCCGAAGCAATGACAGCTGCAGGTGGATTGGACCGTAACCGGGGAAACGCTGAAAGGCTTCGTCGCTACTGGACAAGAGGTGAAGGAGCCGCAAAGATCCGTTGGGGTGCCCCAGGGGACTGGAAGCGTTGCGTTAAGCATCTAGCTAAATATATGGGTCCTCGTGCTAAGGGTTATTGCCAACTTCGCCACAAGGATGCACTTGGTTTTTACACAGCAACACATGCCAAAAAGGACAGCCTTCTAATGGAGCCATAAAACCATATGGAAGATTCAGAGGAAGAACCAACCGAGTTTGCTATTGACCCAGATTTGGAGGGTCTTTCTCCAGAGGAAATTGAAGCTCTAAAAGTAGAGCGAATGAATCGTGCAAAAAAGACTGAAGAAGGCGGAAAATACACCCCAGACACTCAACCTAGAGATGCACAGGGGAAGTTCCGTCAGGTTCTAGCTCGTCTTAAGTCTGACTTAGGAACGGCTGGTCTTTCACGCGTAGTTGAGAAGGTTGAAGAGGCTGAAAACCTTGACAATGCTGGAGATTACGAGAAATCAGCTAAAGCAGCAGACGACTTAATCGGGATTATTGAGCGATTGGACACAAAAGCACTAAATCCTGAATCTTTAGAAAACATCCGCACCAGCTCAGCCGAGCTTGGAAAAGTCATTGCAAACCTTCCTTTTGCTTTCGGTAAGACAGCAGAGAAGATTCGTTTCTCAGACGTTCCTCCTGCCCTTCGAAAGCTTATGAAAGATATGATTCAAAAGGTTGAAGATAAAATTGGTCAGGAAGATGCCGATATAGCAACTGAGGAACTGAAGAGCTTTATGTCTGGTGCTGATTATTACAACCAGTCAGAGATTTCTTCACAGATGGCGAAGCTTTTAAGGCTTCTCACCTAAGGACCAGAAGTTGTCTCAAAATCGTACAATCACCTATTTAAATCCGATGTACTATTTAAATCAGGTGGAGTGCCTCCACGCGTTAAGCGTCTCGGAGTCCCTCGCCTCGACTGATCATAACTCACTAGAGCGACTCTGCTCTAACTAACTGCCCTAAAGGAGGGACAGTGGACCGAATCAAAGAGATGATGGATCAGCTCTCTGAACTCGATGACAAACAAGTCACCGAACTTCAGAAGATGATCGTCAGCGAATTCGAAACGGTTGAGGGGGAGGACCCAACTCCACAATCAGTTGACGCGATGACGTCGCTTGCCGACATGCTTGACTCAGTTCGTACAGAGCTGAAGCAACGTGAGGCCGCAGTCACAGAGCTCGCCCAGCGGGCCGCTGAGGCCGCGACCCGTGTATACGGGCAAGATGGCGAAACCAAGGAAGATGGTTCTGATTCTTCCGAATCACCAAAAGAGATGCCTGCTGAAGAAGCAAAGTCAATGCCTGAAGCCGAAGCAGCAATGCCTGCTGAGGACAAGAAGGAAGAGGCTCCTGCTGAAGAAGCACCAGCTCCAATGGCAGAGGAAATTCCAGCGGCAGAGGCCCCAATGGCTGAAGCCCCAACACCTGCTGAAGAAGCTCCTGCAGTCGAAATGACTGAAGAAGAGAAAAAGGCAGAGGAAGAGAAGAAAAAGAACATGACCGAAGCGTCAACAGAGGTGGAAAAGACCGCCGAGCTCTCGACTGAAATCACAACCGAGACAGTTGCTGAGGCTCCAGTAGCCGAAGCACCAGTTACCGCATCAGCAGAGGAAGATGCAGCACCTGCTGCAGAAGCCGAAGCAGAGGCAACCGATGCAGAAGCAGCAGATGCAGCAGAGGCAGCAGAGGATTCAGCAGCAGCTGAAGACGATGCAGCAGCTGACGTTGCAGATGGTGCAGAAGCATCAATTCAAGAAACACCAACAACAATTGAGCCAACCGCTCAGGAAACAATGGAGGCACCCGTGACCGCCGCTGCAAACGCAGACGACCTCACACCAGAGGTCCCAGCGGACCGCCGTCCTGTTGCTCAGGTATCAGCCGCTCCCGTGGCAATCACGGCAGGTGCTGACATTCCTGGCTATACAGCTGGCAGTCCACTGGACGACATGAGCGCCGTAGCAGAAGCTATGGCAAAGCGCATTCACACACTTCGTCGTGTGAATGGTGGAGATGGAGAACAACACATCGTTGCATCTGTATCCACATCATTCCCAGAAGCACGCACCCTTACTCAGGATGCTGAATCTAACTGGGCAAAAGTCCAAGCCGTAACAGGCCCAGAAGCACTTGTTGCTGCTGGTGGACATCAAGCACCATTTGAAGTCAAGTACGACATCTTTGGTCTAGGAACAACAGCTCGTCCAGTTCGTGACGCGCTTCCTCGTTTCCAGGCTGATCGTGGCGGAATCCGCTTCATCACACCACCTGTTCTTTCAGACTACGCAAACGCTGTTGGCGTATGGACTGCTGCAAACGATGCAGCTACAACTCCATCACCAGCTGCAAAGGCTAGCTTGACAGTGACAGCTGCATCAGAGACCACAGTAGCAACAGACGCTGTAACTCTACAGATGCAGTTCGGTAACCTTGCAACACGCGCTTACCCAGAGCTAATCGCACGCCACAACGAGCTTGGTCTTATCCAGCACGCTCGTGAGGCAGAGCAGAACCTTCTATCGAAGATTGCTGACGCTTCAACAGCTGTCACCACTTCTTCACTAATCGGTTTTGGTCGCGACTTCCTCGTTCAGGTCGGACGCGCTGCGGCTGCTTACCGTTCACGTCACCGTCTTGAGGCAGATGCTCCACTTCGTATCATTATCCCTTCATGGGTTAAGGATGCAATGGCAGCTGACCTTGCTCTTGCAATGCCAGGTGATTCAACACTTAACGCTTACGCAGAAATCGACGGCTACCTTGCTGCTCGTGGCGTAGTTGTAAGTTACTCACTAGACCAGAATGTCTTCGGCGCTCAGGGTGCAACAGCACTTGTTGAGTTCACCGACTCATTCACTTGGTACCTCTTCGCTGAAGGAACATTCTTGTTCCTTGATGGCGGAACTTTGGACCTTGGAATTATCCGCGACTCTTCACTCGTTGGAACCAACGACTACAAGATGTTCGTAGAAACATTCGAAGGTATTGCAAAGGTCGGTATCGAAGGTCTTGCAATCACTTCAACCATCTCTGTAAACGGTGTAGCAGCAGCTCTCCGTGACACAACAGGTGGCGCAACAGCTGCAGCAGTCGAATACTAAGCCGACTAACTAGTAGTTAATTACTGAAGCAACGCTCAAGGTTCTAAGAGAGGAAGAGAGAAGATGGCATTCAAAGGAGTTTTTCCAGCGAGTGAGCTGATCCCTGCCCCTTGCGGAATCTTGAGCGTTGCTGATGTAATGCAGCACACAGCAAGAGAGTCCGACGAGCGTTGGATTCGCAAGTTTTCAAAGGAATACGACAGCCTTCCTTCATATGTTCGTTTACTTACTGTAAACGATGAGACTGTCACAAACGGAACACTATCTGATAATCAAACAACAACAAATTACATTGATTATGTTCCTTTTAATATTGAAGTTGAAGATTTAAGCTCTACATTCGGTCTTCTAGGTGTTGACCGTATTGATGCAGTTACTAAAGCACTTAATGCTGTAACACAAAAAGCCCTAGAGCGAGAGTTTTGGGAAGGTAAAGCTGCACTAGCTGAGACATCTGCCAATGGCAATATGTACCTCAGCAAAGCAAGCGCTGCCACTATCCCAGTTTCAGGAGCTAAGAAGCCAGAAAACGCTCTAATGATTCTTGAGCAGGCTATTTCTAACTCACCAACAGGACAGAATGGTGTCATTCATATGACACGCGATGTGGCTTCTATTTTAGGGTCACGACTTGTCTACAAAAAAGGCGAAACAGAGAATTCTGGACGAGCAATGACTCGTCTAGGTACAGATGTCATTATTGGCTCTGGTTATACAGGTAACGGTCCAATTGGTGATACAAATGCTGCGGCATCTGCTACCAACAAGTGGATGTATGCAACTGGTCCAGTTGAAGTTCATCTCGGCAAAATCGAGGTTGTAAATGAAAACTTGGCTCAGGGAGCAGATGTTACAATTAACAATATGCGTATCAAGGCATTCCGCCCAGCGGCTGTCTACGCAGACCCAAGCATGCTTTACACCATGCGAGTGACATTACCTAGCGACTAAGCCCAACTAAGAAAAAGGAGCACACTGGAATGGCTACACAGGACTATGCGGCTAGCGTCCAAGGTGTGGCGATCCGAGTCACTAGACTGGACGCCTCAGGAACCTTGCTAAATGGAGCAGGGGACAGTTACACCACCTCGGCGTTCCTCCGTACATCATTTACACCCGAATATGAAGAGGGTGACGAAATCACAGAGAAGTCAGCTGACGGCACTGTATGCGTGTCATACAAAGCCCCTGACACTCTAAAGCGCATCACAATGGAGATTGCAATTTGCGACCCAGACCCAGAGCTAACAGCTCTTATGTCTGGTGGTTTGCTTCTCCGCAAGAACTTTGGAAGCTATGCTTCCCCAGATAACAAGTCAGTCGGTTGGGCCGCACCAGCCGTTGGCGACGACCCAGCAGGTAACGGCGTTGCTGTTGAGGTATGGTCATTTGCAGTTAAGGACGGAAAGCGTGCTTCATCGCTTCCATACTTCTACTGGGTGTTCCCATATGTCAAGCTTCGTCAGTCAGGTGACCGCGTAATTGAAAACGGTCTTCTTGCTAACACCTTCGAAGGTTATGGTCTAGGAAACGTTGAGTTCAATGCTGGTCTTGATGGTCGCTGGGAGTTCCCAGTTGCTACAGAGCGTCCATATGCATACTCACGTTCTTCATGGGCACCACAAGGTCTTAAGGGCTTCTACCGCTGGTTTGATGACTCACAGAAGAGCGTGAGCAACAAGTCACTTACTTCTGGCGTTGCAACTCTTACAACCTCTGCAGCACATGGATTTGAAGTTGGTCAGAGCGTTACTGTAAGTGGAGTGGATAGCACCTTCAACGGTACTTACACAATTACAGCTGCTCCAACAACAACAACATTCCGTTATGCAAAGGTTGGAGCTACAGACGTTGCTTCAACAGCTGTAAGCCCAGTAGGAACAGTGCTTCGTAACAAGGGTTACCTAGCTGTAACTGATTTTGACTCACAAGGTTCAACATCAACATACAACGTTCCAGGTAGCGATACCTACAACCCAGATAATGCAATTGACTTCATCATTGCATCAACTGAGGACCCAACAGCGTAACAAAGTAGTTAAATTGGGGCGGGCAGTTGCCGAAAGTGTGCATTAACACTCGGTTGTCTGCCCGCCCCTTTTACATTATGTAAGGAAGGACGGAATGAGTAATCTTTGGACCGATGTCGAAGAGCTTGGCACAGACGCTGATTTCGACTATGCCTACGAGGCAGTAAAAACAGCTTCTTACATGCTTTGGGCTCTATCAGGGCGCAAGTTTAGTGGCGTTACAACAGTTACAGAGCGTTATGTATCCGCTTATGATCCATACCTCCGCACAGGAGCTTCACGTCTAACTTACACACCTACATTGATTGATGGAATGGTGGAAAACATTCCTACAGGTGGATTTGGTAGATACTCACACCATGATTTTCAGGGCGATGGAACTTCATCATATTCACGCGTACGCCTGCGTGGTCGCAAAGTAGTTGAGATTCACTCTCTTCGTGACCAAAACGGAAATATTATTGACCCAAACACTTACTACCTTTCTGACCACTCAACTATCTTTGGAACACCAAATGCAAAGTGGTCTTCATCAAACGTAGAAGTTACTTATACATACGGCTCTCCACCTCCTACAGCAGGTCGTGCTGCTGCTCGCATTCTTGCACTTGAGCTTGTAAAACTCTACGAAGGAGATGACACCTGTGCTCTCCCACAAAGAGTCACATCTGTTGCTCGTCAAGGAGTTAGCTACACAGTATTAGATAACCAGTCTTTTATTGATGAACTTCGCACTGGTATTTATGCAATTGACCTTTTTCTAAAAACAGCCAACCCAGATAGGGCTCGTGCTCGTTCTAGAGTTTTCTCACCAGATACACCTCGTGCTCGCAGAATTATCGGTGCAAGTCCAGCTTTTGAACTAAGCGCTTATGACCTCTACTTCAACTCAGAGGGTGGAACAAATATCTACTATCTCAATGAGTTTGGTGGGGATTTCCTACTTGATGATGCAGCATGGACTGTTTATGCAGTCATATCTAACTTCACAAATACATCATCAAAAACTCTTGTAGATGCAGCAGATTTAGACACTGTAGAGGGTACTATTAGACTTAGTGCTAGTTACGCAGACATTCTTTCTGTTCTAGGTCCTCGTGACCCAGGTACTTTAGATTTGTATGCATCTCGACCAAGCTTAGGTAACCCTGCTGTAAACGAAGTAATCAACCTTTTGACCAGCAATGTTATCTATCAGCTAGGAAATACTCAAAAGCCAATCGCGATAGTTTAAGACGAACGAAGGAAATGACATGCCAATTGTAGATATATCTGGAGTAGATAACGGAGCTAAAAATTTAGCTCAGTTTCTTCAAGAGGTTCTCAATCGAGTAATAACTTGCTATAACTCATACGATATGCCACTACCTTCTCGTCGGTATTGGACTTTTGGTGCACCAGCAGTGGATTGCGAGCAACTTGTTGTTTCTATGATTCAAATGTATGTAGGAACGCCTGGAGACGAAGCAAATGAACCTCGTAGGTGTAATGACCCAAGAAGTGCGACTTTAAATATCGCTGTATCTCGTGTAGCTCCTATCTCTCAACCCAATGGAAATCCACCTTCTGCAGAAGAGATTCAAAATGCCTCAGAGGTATCTGCATATGATGCATGGATATTGATGGAGAGCGTAAACCAACTTGATGTTTGGGGAGAAGTTGGTGCTTATGGTTTGGGAGTTATTGCAACAGTTGATGCTGAAGCCCCTGAGGGCGGTTTTGCAACTACCCGTATGACTATTACTTTGGCGATCCCATAATGGCAAGAGTAAAAGTAGTTTTTAGAGAGCCAGTTCTAGATAGATACCTAAACGCTCCAAGCGGTCAAGTTGGTAGATATATGGACAGAAAAGGCCGTCTTGTCATGGCTGCTGCAAAAAGGCAGGTAGGTGTTAGAACTGGAATGCTGAGAGCCTCTATCCACATGCGCCATTCTAGGGATACTAGAGGGCAATATATTCGAATTGGTTCACCTCTTCCTTATGCAAGGGTTCACCACGAAGGCTCAAGACCTCATATCATTAAGCCAAATAGTCAACAAGTTCTGAAATTTGTCAGCAAGGGTCAGATTATCTTTGCACATGCGGTTAAGCACCCAGGTACAAAGCCTAATAAGTACCTTACTGACAATCTCAGGTTAATGAGATAGCTATAAAATAGTAAGACTGACTTATTACACCAGTGATAAGTCAACGACACAAGATAAGGAAAAAACATGACAAATAGATTCAAGGACTTTGGGACGGGTGGGTCAGTAAACACCACTCCTCTTTAGTTCAAGATTCATGGTGAAGAGTTTCACTGTCGCCCTTCTATTCAGGGTAAGACACTGCTCGACATCGTAGCAAATTCAGGTAGTGGAGATGATTCTGGCGTTGGCGCAGCTAAAACCATCAATACATTTTTTGAAGTAACACTTGTAGAAGAAAGTTACAAGCGATTTGAAGCCCTTCTAACAAATCCAGACAAAATTGTCTCGGTCGAGACCTTGGGTGAAATCACCGCATGGCTCGTAGAGGAGTATTCAAGCCGCCCTACGCCGCAGCCAGAGCCTTCCTTGAGTGGGCAATAGATCTCTGGCCTTACGTTAATGGGAAGGCACTTGTGAGTGGACTACGACTAGGTGAAATGGACTCAGCGGATATGGTAGATGTTCTTCATTACTATTTTGAAGAAGACATTGCTGCATCTTCAGGTGAGCAAATGGAAGCTAGGTCTGAAACACGTTCTGTGATCTACAGAACGCTGTACGGTACACGATACAAGTACGAAATGAGCACATCAGATAAGAAGTATAATTCTGATGGCAGCAAACTTCCTGACGATGGATTTTATAATGATTTAGAGCCATTTGATCCGTCTGAAAACGTAGTTAAACCGTATGTTCCCCCAACAGAGTTAGACGAAGACAGTTATCTGCCTTTCGGAAAAACTCTAGACGCACCACTAGGTTAAAGGAGGTGATGGCGCGTGGCAGTAATAGGTGATGCATACATTGTTGTACGCGCCCTCACCAACCAAGTCCGTCAAGACATCCAAAACGCTGTTGACGGAATAGATTCAATTGGTGACAACGCTGGTAAAGAGCTATCAGACGGTTTTAATAGAGGATTCCGTAGTGGTGGTGCTGGAGGCAGCGGAGAGTTTTTCAGTAAAAAATTTGAAAAAGAAGCTGAAGCAGCAAGAGTTAAATGAAACAACTTAATTCAAACAGGATTTTTCTTAGGACCAGCTTTAGCAGGTGCTGCGGGTGGAGTTGGAGCACTAGGCGCATCTCTTGTCACCCTTGTATCAGTATTGGGAGCTGCTAGCCCAGCTTTAA